CTTGGCCGGGGTCATTTTGTTGTTTGCTTGGGCTATTCCCATATCGCGGGCTACCGCCAAGAGCTCAGCCTTTGTTAGGCGCGAAGCCTGGCGGTCATCTATCCTGATCTCTTGATTAAGACCCATGGTTATGACGTGTTTCAATTTCGACTGGGTCTTGACGTTTTCGGGAATTTTGAAAATGGCCCGAACGGCCGCTGGAATGTTTCGCCCGGCGTTCTTGTAAGTAGCTATGACGGTCTTTCGGCCGGCCGCGATTCCAGCCGGAACTGCGAACCAGTATGGCTGCTTTCCAGGGCCGGGCCGTACATAGAAGCCGGGCCGGGTAGCATTCCAGTTGGGGGCCCGACGGTTTTTCACCTTGGTCTTTGTCGAAGCGACCGGGGCCTCTATGGGAATACCGAGGTCATTGAAGACCTCGATGGTATGAGCCGGAACTGGTTTGCCAACCTTGGCAAAAGCTTTGGCGACCTCGGTCGCATCTTTTTTGGTTAACTTAACTTCACCACGGTCGACCCACTCCCCTGTCTGAACTTCTTTTTCCATTTTTCGCCACATATAAAGACGGGGCTGTCCGTTGGATCCGGGCCGAACATAGAACCCGTGGGGTGGCCGCATGTTCCAGGATGAAGCGAGGGGGCGGCGGTTGGCCAGGTAGGCCATCTTAGCCGTTCTGTTGCCGCCCCGTACTGGTTTTGTGATCTTTTGCTTCCCGGGGGCGAGATTCATAACCAGAGCCGGGAGTATATCATATTTTGTAAAAAATTGCTTGAAAAGTTCCTTGGGAACTTCAAGGTCCTCCGGCTTTTTGATACCCGTAAACAAAACAGTTCCATTCTTAAAGAATTGATATGTAAATTTAGGTTTTTTCATTTTGAGAAGCACGGCCGGAACTCCAAATCCTACATCATTGTATTGAACACTTTCCAGCATTTCATTTGGTATTTTATATTTTAGTTGGACGGCCAGATTGTCGAGTTCAAGATCCCTATTTACATGGAAAATACCATCAATCTTTTTGTACGTAGGCCGGGCCCGCATGAGAATCTTGGGGGCCCACCCGCTTTTGACTATCGCGAGCAGGGCCGCCTCGTAGTTGGCCGCACCGATGACATCAAATGAGTCGTCCGATAAAACGATGCTCTGTTCGGGCCTTTTGGCAATGACCTTTTTTATCGTAACCGTATCGTCTCCGACCCAGCCTCTGCCCGGGAGCCAGCGAATAACGGGCTTCTTAAAGTCAGAGGCATATCCGGCAATTTCTGTAAATCCTTTTGGTTCAGTATCAAAGACGAGTCTGAAAAATGTCGGAAGTTTGAAGTTGACAATTTTGGATATAAATTCAGACTTGGAAAGTTTCCAGCCAGATTGTTTATTGGTAAAAACGCGCTTGGATCGCCAAAGTCTTTGGATTTTGGTTATGCGAGCGAGCTCGAGTTTGGCCTGCTCTTGGAGCGGGTCCATATTAGTATTTTATTATATTTTATTCTGCGTTGAGATCGAGACCAAATATGAATGGCTGTGTCGAGAAAGCCTGTCCATTGTACACTCGAGAATCGACCCGAACCTCGAGTTCCCGAGAGCTGAAAGGTCCCGCGTAAAAGTCTGGATTGAACCTGAATGTTCCAAGATTGTTCTCGCGGCAATGCTGGTTGAACTGGGCCACGAACACCTTCTGGGGAATACACAGATCCTTTCCGAACCGAAACTTCTCTGAACACAAAAAGTGCTGGAGAGAGTTGGTGACGGTCGCGACTTGGTTCTGGATTTGCTTGAAATACTTGGGGAGTACATTCCAGATGTCCTTGTCGGCATATTTGTTTGCATAATCGAGATAGGCCCTAACACACTTGCAGAGAATATTAGGCATCTCGAGCTCGAGCTTGGATTCCAGGTGCGGGTCCGCAACGTCCGGCGCGATCTGTCTCCCAAAGTTGACAGTCGCTAGACGGCGCAAAATGGAGCCCGAATTATCCTTCCAGTTGGGGACCTCATTCCCGCCGAGCATTCCGGGCGTCTTCCATTGCATACTAATAGCGGTCTCATTCTTTCGGGCCACGCTCACATCCTCTCCCGAGACCATCGATTGAAACTCGGCCTGTTCGAGCTGAAGGTCTCCCTTGATCTCGGGGCTGATGAAGAGGAACCCCTTGTAGATACTCTGGAGACCAAACTTTTTCTCGATATTGTTGGAAAGGGTCGCGACATCTTCGCACTCGTAAAACTTGCGGGCCACCTTGGTTATGAGTGTCGACTTCCCAGACTGGGCTATACCCTTGAGGAAGGGGATAATCTGCCACCCATCGAGCTCGTTCACATCAAAGCACAGTCGTCCCATGAACACGTAGATCCAGCGACATACCGACTCTTCAAACTTCTGATAGTCCAGGACTTTCTGGAAATTTGGAGTAGAAATGTTGTACCAGTCAGGAGTCGAGTCGTGAGGATCAAAGGGAAGGTCAAAGTACTTACAGGACACGAGCATCGGGTCGAGCTCCGCAAACTGAGGACTATTGTACTCGTAAAATGTGAACCGAAGAGGACCCCCAATGTAATCTCGATTGTCATCTATGGGTCGAGCATCCAATAGTCCATTCGAAAAGGACCATACGTGCCGATCCTTTTTGATCTCGGAAAACTGGATATCTTTGCAATTCTGAAGATGGCGGATAACATCGTTGGCCATTCCACCCCGATTCGTCAAATTCATCCACATCTCGGTATTATCTTCTTTCTGGGTCTCATCATAAATGAAATCCTTGATATCCTTGATTGGCTTCCAGGCTCGAGTGTTTCCTATTTCCTTGCAGCATTGATCGCGGTATCGTCGATATCCATTGCGATAGGCCTGCTTCAAAAGATAGACGAGCAAGTTTTGATACGGACTTGCGGCTTCACCAATATTGAAGTCGACATCGGGGTTCTCGGCCAGGGGGTGATTGAAAATTTTGTATTCGGTATTATTTTCTATGAATTTCTCGACGATCTTCTTGTAGCACTCGCGGAACCGCTTGATGCGGCGCTCGAAAGTCATCTTGTCTCCATTAATGTCGCTCGTCTCAGTTTGGCTGATTTCTAACAGGTCGGCACGGGCCAACATGTGTCCGCAGATATCGACAGTACGGCGCTTGTTCAAAAGCATACGCTCCAGGTCGTCCTTGGCGATATCAACAGGAAGACCGTTAGGGTCTCTCGCTGGGCTGCCCGGCAGCCACTTGTCTGCGAGTTGCCTGAAAATTTCTTGGCGTTTGTCGGTCGTGTTTAGGTTCAAGTACAGATTTCGCTCGCAATCCAAAAGGCGCGCCGAAAGATCATCGGCATTCCATGAACCAATCTCTTTTTGATAAACAGACTCCTGCGGAGCCTTCTTTGTCTTTGTTGCCATTGTTAAGAATGGGTGGTATTTTTTTAAGCTGCTGTGGGCTCTGCAGGCTTTGAAAGCGCTGACAGAATCTTGACCAGAATCTTGTTCTGCATGTCTAGGCTAACGGAGATTTTCTCGACCGCATCAGCCTGACGCTTGACAATCTCGGCCAGAGACTCGCCGTCCTCAGTGGCTAGCAGAGAGCCTAGAGCCTCGAACATATCCATGCCCTCCTCCATCTCCTCATCCTCCTCGTCCATATCCATTTCCTCATCCTCTGGGGGTGGTGGTAGGGGTGTGCGTGCCATTGTATTAGTCCTGTATATTTTTGAGTTGGAATTTTTTCGCACTAGATACTATAAAATGCCGGGTGGTGCTCTTATGCAGCTCGTGGCGTTTGGCGCTCAGGACGTCTACCTTTCAGGAACGCCCAAGGTAACCTTTTTTCAGACAACGTATAAACGCCACACAAATTTCGCCATGGAAACTGTACAGCAGGTCGTACAGGGAGCTGGAGGAAATTCGGGTCTATATTCTGTTACTCTTTCTCGCAGTGGCGACCTGGTCGGTGATGTTTTTGTGGCCCTAACGCCCGTCATATCCTCGGCGACTCAATTAACTTCAACTAACACCGGAAACGATATGTGCTGGGTTGCCGAGCGCGCATTTGATCACGTCGAGCTCTACATTGGGGGTCAGCTGATAGATAAGCACTTTCAGCTATGGTTCCGTCTTTATGCCGAGGTGTTTATGGATGATACAAAGAAGATTCAGTATGGCCGCTTGACATCACTTCCCGTTTCGACGAATGCCCTGAACTCTACAAACACCTCGCAGGGAAAGGTCTATTTACCGCTCCTGTTTTTCTTTAACCGCAATCCGGGCCTATACTTGCCCCTGATTGCCCTCCAGTACCACGAAGTTCGCATAGACTTTTACTTGACCTCTTATTTTTCCAACTATTTTGGAACAAATGCCGTCGAGGTCTGGGCCAACTACATGTATCTCGAGGAGCAGGAGCGCGGTCGCTTTTCCAAGGGAAATCTCGAGTACCTGATTGAGCAAGTTCAGCACGTGGCAGGGGATGGAGTTCCAGGGGCGACCGAGAACGCCCCGGCCGTCGTACGTCTCCAGTACAATCACCCCGTCAAGGAGCTCATCTGGTGCTATCAGACGCCCACCCCTACAGTAAACCTGAACGGAATGTGGAATTTTACTTCCGGAGTTTCTAACGTAAATGTGACTATTGATCCAGCGAAGATGGCCGGATCCGGAACCTCGTTTTTCATGAATCAGGTTGGATCGCCCGTATTATATATTCCTAATTTGACAACTTCGAATATATTTGTCACGGCCGATAGCGCATCATCCGCAATATCATCTGGAACTATCAAAGCCGGAGCCTCATTTTCTTATCAGTCGAACGTAATTTCGGGCAACGTCCTCTGGGTCGAGTCTGGTCTTTCTAATGTATCTACTAACAATTATTATGGCTACGAGGTCGGTCCCCTCCACAAGTTTAAGCTCATGCTCAATGGAACAGACCGAGCCAACGAGCAGTTCGGCAAATATTTTAATCAGTATCAGCCGTATCGGTATCATTCGGGGAACCCCAGCCCGGGCATCTACGTCTACTCCTTTGCCCTCAAGCCAGAGGATCACCAGCCGAGCGGGACCTGCAACTTCAGTCGCATAGATATAGCCCAGTCCTCATCTTACATCAAAACCGGGATGCCCGGTAATTTGCTCCAAAAGATGTTTGCCGTAAATTACAATGTTCTCAGGATCTCGTCAGGTCTTGGTGGTCTCGCATTCTCGAACTAAATTTTTTTCTTGATATACAGTACAAATGGCTGGAGGACTTATGCAACTCGTTGCTTATGGCGCTCAGGATGTGTATCTTACGGGTCAGCCCAAGGTGACCTTTTTCCAGGCGGTCTACAAGCGCCACACCAACTTTGCTATGGAGAACATTCAGCAGACGGTTAACGGAACAGCGACCAACTCGGGTCGCGTGTCTGTCACTATCGCCCGCAACGGCGACCTGGTCGGCAACATGTACATGGCCATTCCTTCCAACTCTTCGGCCGTTGCACAGAATCTGTTTTCCACGAATGCGCAGGTTGATGTGTGCTGGCTCGCAGAGCGTGCTATTTCTGCGGTCGAGCTAACGATTGGCGGTCAGCGCATCGACAAGCACTACCAGACGTGGTTCCGTCTATATGCAGAGGTTTTCCTGGGCGAGTCGGACAAGATCGCGTATGGCAAGATGACCTCTTCTCCCCAGCCTCTTTCCGACCCCACCAATTCGTACAGTAAGACGTACGTATACCTACCCTTGCTCTTCTTCTTCAACCGCAACCCGGGCCTGTACCTGCCCCTGATTGCTCTCCAGTACCACGAGGTTCGCCTTGATTTTGACCTAACATCTTACATAACCAACTACTTTGGTTCTAACCCAAGCTTCGAGATCTGGGCCAACTACGTGTATCTGGATACCGAGGAGCGTCGCCGCTTTGCCCAGAAGGGCCACGAGTACCTGATCGAGCAGGTACAGCACACGGGCGGCGATTCTCTGACCGCATCAGCCTCGGCCTCTACATCGACCGTTCGCCTTTCCTTCAATCACCCAGTCAAGGAGCTTATCTGGTGCTATCAGAACTCAGCCGCACCTACTTCTACACAGAATACCAATACTATGTGGAACTTTAGTTCCAATATGGCTAATGTTAACGTGACGTGCTCTACGCAGCCCCTACTACTCGGCCCAGTACTTCCTCATGCCATCGGCGCTCCACATCTGTTTGTGTCGACCGCTCCTATCATCGGAGCTATCGCCTCTGTTACCCAAAATCAGCTCAATGCCGTTTCTAATATTCTTTTCAATGCCTCAAATACTACTGGCCAAGTTACCAGCAACATCTTCTGGGTCGAGGAAGGTGCGTCCAATGGAACTGCGGGCAGCGCCTGCGAGGTCGGCCCCCTGGGCACGTTCAAGCTCATTCTCAACGGCCAGGACCGCTTCAAGGAGCAGCTCGGCAAGTACTTCAACCAGTACCAGCCTTACATTTACCACACGGGCACGCCCTACCCGGGCATCTACGTGTACTCCTTCGCTCTTCAGCCCGAGGAGCACCAGCCAACGGGTACGTGCAACTTCTCTCGCATTGATAACGCCCAGGTGTCTCTTAACATGAAGCAGACCAACCCCAGCGGTCTCCAGAAGATGTTCGCCATAAACTACAACATCCTGCGCATCCAGTCAGGTATGGGCGGTCTAGCATTCAGCAACTAGAGGGTTACTATAAAAATAAAAAAACGGGCTTCGGCCCCAAGATCGATCTCGACCATCGATCCTGGGACTTTTTAAATGCGTATATAAATGGCAGTTTCGGGAAATAACCGTCCAAATGTGAATTCGGCATCTCCGAATCGCAAATGGATATGGTGGGCCTTGGGAGCCCTCGCGATTATTGGTCTTATTTTAGGCCTAACACTCGGCCTCAAGGCTAAGCCGTCCGTCTCTGTTTCTATCCGCAAATGCGCGGACGGTGGTCAACCCGGTGTTAGCACTCCAGGATTCGGAACCAATAAGCAAAGCGGGTGTGAATGTAGCAAGGATGGTGAGTGTGCGAGTGGTTCCTGTCCATCAAGCTGGCGGGCTGCTATGCCAGCGACTGGATTTTGCGCTTAGTTCTTAATTTTGTACATAATTAGACCGACCACCCCGGCCGCATATAAAACGGCAAAATATCCCTGACCCGGATATGCCAGGTTCTGCCGGGACTCCATTCCGCTCGTTATCGAAAGTAAAGCGAGTAGGACAACGAGTAAACCCAGAACAACTGTGTTAAGGATATCCATATATTATAACTTAGTAAAATAAATGGAAGATCTCGTTAGACGCCCTGAAATCTCTGAAGGTAATCTCGTCAAGGAAGTTAGATTGAGATTACCACCAGGGGCTTCTATCGAAGAGGTTTTAAACATGACTCGGAACATAAACGATCGTCGATGTGCTGAGACACTTTCCCGATTTGAGACCGTGTTTGACATGGTCAAATATCTTCAGAAATTTGATTATAATTCGGATGATGCGCGGAGGGTCATTGGGTTGGCCGACCACGTCGAAGCAAAAGCTTTGATTGACGCGGGTCTGTTTAATTCTGTATGGAAATTTATGAAACCTGAGCCCGAGCCCGTGTCGT